GGTGCTGCCGGTGCTGCCGGTGCTGCCGGTGCTGCCGGTGCTGCCGGTGCTGCCGGTGCTGCCGGCAGCATTCTGCCCGTCGCTTTCGCCGTCAACCGAGATGGCGTCTCCGTCCAGCTCCTCTTCAAGCTCAGCAATACGCATCGTAAGTTCCTGAATGGTGCCGTTGGTGCTGACTTCACGGTTAAGCTGGGTACCAAGTTCATTCAGCCGAGCAATCAGCTTTTCTTTTTCTGTCATGGGAAATACTCCAGAAAGGTGGCCC